CGACATCTTGGGAATTTTTTAAAAGGGCTTAGTGGAGCAATCCCAATTTACCCACCACCCCCCGGCCCCGACCCCTCCCCCCCCCAATTGGGATGAGGTGATCACCCTAGGGATAGAACTAGGGGGAACACCCTGAGCACAAGTGGGAGTAGCAACCCCTGCGCGGGCGAGGCGAGGCTTTAAGGGGTGAAAGGATTGCGCCCATGCCCTTGCCTGCCCCTGACCGTGACCCGTACCTCGACCCTGACCTTGGGTGTTCTCTCTTACGGTCCCTTTCCCGTCCCTTTGCTTTGAGGGAATAGGGCCTTTGGAGGTTTGGGTTGCGGGGATTCGGTTTGCGGGGAGCTAGTCCCTTTCAGATACGTGTTACTACTTATTGCATTTACGCGCTCGCTTCTGGTATCTTGTCGGCGCGCTTGGGATACCCGAGCCGAAACAAAACAAAGAAATGCAAACCAAAGTAACACTCGCCGAGGCTTTCGCCGAGGCTAAATCACGGCAAACGCCTTGGACTCCTGCTGACGAGTCCCGGCTTGAATCCAAGCGGGAGCGCGAGCGCCTTGCGAGGCTCGCCTTTGAAGCTTCAAGGCCGCAAGCGGAGGAAGCCGAGGAAGTGGAGGGCGAAGAATGAAACACGATACCGAACACCTCACACTTGCTGATGTCCTGCTTTATGTCCTGCTTATTGCCGGGCTCGGCTTGGGCCTTGCCTATGCGTTCTAAGCAATTGTTAGTTAATCAGAAACAAACGAACAAATGCAGACATACGTTCACCTATCCCGTGAATCCGGGAATGCTAAGACGGGACCTATCCCTGTCTCGACTACCTCGGCGAAAACCTGTCCTCCGTCTTGTCCGTTTAACCGGGGACAGGGTTGCTACGCGGGGAGCGGTCCGCTTGCCTTGCATTGGCGAAAGGTCACCGCAAGGGAGCGCGGGATGGCTTGGGGTAAGTTTTGCGCGGAGATTGCGGGACTTCCCCAAGGTCAGCTCTGGAGACATAATCAGGCCGGGGACCTTCCCGGACCCGGGGAGCGGATTAACTCTCGGGAGCTTTTCGCCTTAGTTCGCGCAAACCTAGGCAAGCGGGGATTCACTTACACGCACAAGACAAACTCCCGCAGCAACTTGCAAGCGATTGCAAATGCCAACTCCCGAGGGTTCACAATTAACCTTTCCGCTAACAGCCTTGCACACGCGGACACGCTTGCGCGGACTAAAGCGGGGCCTGTCGTTTGCGTGCTCCCGCAGGAACAGACGCGCAATTGCTTAACTCCCGAGGGACGCCGGGTGGTAGTGTGTCCCGCTACGCAACGGGATAACGTTAGCTGCGCAACCTGTCAGCTATGTTCCCGGCGGGAACGGTCAGTCATTATCGGCTTCCCCGCACACGGGACAAGCAAGCGCAAGGCTTCGGCAATTGCGGGAGGTGCGTCTTGAAAGCGCAAGGACAAGCAAGGCACCATTTTTGGGGAGAATACGCGCAATCGATTGCGCTTCGCTTCGCTTCCCCGGAAGTAGCAAGCAAGGCGCGGGATAGGCTTAACTCGACGCTATCCGAAACAAAGGCGAAATGGAAGGTCCCGGATAAGGTCCCGTTTTGCTTGTCTGTTTTCGCTTCCGGCGCGGACCTTGACGCGGTCACCGCTTCGCTTGCGTCTTTTGGCGCGGATATCGGGAAAGTGCAAAGCTTGCGCTTTTCGGTAGATTGCGGGGAGCCTTTCGAAATTGAAATCCCGGAAGGCGAACAAACCCTTATCCCGTTCCCCGGATGAAAAAAGGCGATTTCGTGACCACGGCCTTGTGGCTCGTCGTTTGCGCGGCCTGTCTTTTGTACGGCCTCGGCCTTGCCTTGCTAGGTTAGCCCAAGCCAAGCCAACCCAAGCCTCCCTTTTACCGGGGAGGCTTTTTTGCGCCTATTTGCGGCGATCCGGGCCTTGCCTTGCGCGTTTCCTTCGCGTTTGCGGGGCGCGTGGAACGCGGGGAGTGTCACGGTAGCCCTAGCACATCAAAACCCCTAGAAACGCAAGGAAAGGCCATTTCTAGCGATTTCCGAAACTGGGGAATTTTCCCCAATTCCCTGTACTAGGGGAAAACCCCTGTACTAGGGCGTTCCCCTTAGTAACATCCGTGACTAGGGTGTTTACCCTATTACCTGTACTAGGGTGTTTCTACTACGTAGTCCTACGTATAGACCTGTACATACCTGTACATACCTGTACCTATCCCATCGCCCTGACTGGGGCCCGCATTACACAAAAAATGCCCTTAAAGGCCAAATCCGGCCTTAAAGGGCAAATCCCCTTAAAGGGTGAATCCGTTAGCGAATCTCCTTAAAGCCCAAATCAGCCAGCTTCTGGCGAGCCTCGGCAGCGTTCTTGAAGTTCTTCCCGCGGTTGTGTCCGTAGGGGTTGCCCTGAAACAGCATCGCCCGGCCCACGTCGGGCTGGGTGATGGCGAAGGTCTTCTGGACGGTGGAGTAGGTTGCGATGATCATTTGTGTATGTGTTTAGGGGTTGAGGATGTGGGTGGTCTCTTCCAGAGTGCCGGGGAAGCGGCGACCGAATGCCCGCTTGCCCTTCCGCTGGTTGAAGAAGCGGACGCCAGCGTAGCGGGGGTCCTGCTTCATCGAGGCGACGAGATGGCGAGCGTCCCAACGCTTGCCAGCGAACACCTGCTGGGTGGTGGCGCCATCGAAATACAGGACTGCGGCGGCAATGTCGGGCTGAACGACGAGCACGTAAGGCTCGTTGGGGAGGGTGGCGATTTCTTTGATCATTTTTGGTGTCGGGCTTTGCCCTACGTCACGGAGCAAAAGCGTTTCCTTGGTACAGGTCAATGCCTTTTTTCAACTTTCTTCACAGGTACAGGGCTTGCCTGCGTTTTCCAATTCGGAAAGAACTGGGTATGCCCGAAGCCCAACTTCTCATCCTATTCCTCGCGATTGTCCAAATGGAGAGTGCCGGGGACCTGAATGCCAAGAACGGATCCGCCGTAGGCCCGGCCCAAATCCAGCCCGCCGTGGTGGCTGACGTTCAAGCGTGGGGCCACAAAGCCTCCTTAAGCGACCGATCCAGCTTAGACGGCAGCTTCCGCCTGTTTTGCCTCTACACGGACAGGTGGGTTGCGCGGCACAAGCTACCCGACACGCCACAGACCCGAGCCAACATCTGGAGACACGGGCCTAACTCAAAGTACGCCTTAAAGGGCGAATCCACCAAATACTCCTTAAAGGTTGAATCCCTGATTAAGGATGAGGATCTCAGTTGGGCTCATCCGAATAGCCGTAAATGGCTTAACGACAGAAGGAAGCACAATTTGAGACGCTAGTGTGATGGGCACTTTCTTGGCGGGGATTCCGCTTAAAACCTTAATCTTCTTCGGACTTTCTTCGAACATATCTAGCTGGCTCTCAGGTATTTGCACGCTTAAAGGCAAAATCTCACATCTAAAGCTTGATGTCAACCGTCTAACTACTACGGTCTCGTTATCAGGTGTGTGCCTGAGAAATTCATTTCGCCCGACTGATCCTCGGGTGGGTTGTTCAAGCAATGGCCCGTCAAGCACACACTTGGCGGGCCTTTTGCTTGTGACAACAACCTACTCAACAGATGTGTGCGCTGGCCGTGAGCCGTTTATCCCGGCTTGGCTGTTCGACCTCGGGCTTACCCCGCAAGAAGGCTGGGTGCTCGCCTACCTCTGGCGCTGCCGCAACGCGCAGACTGGCGTATGCAACCCTGCATCCGCGACGATTGCTGAGAAGGCTAATCTCTCGGTGCGGTCGGTCTTCGCCGCCCTTAAGTCCTTAAAGGACAAAGGGCTTATAAGGGTTAACCCGGGAAATAGTGCTCGGTCTAACGCTTACGTTCTCACCCTAAAGGGCGTGGAACTACGTATGCACCATATGCACACCAAGGTACATAACTTAGATAATACTAATAATACTAACCTTGGTATGCACCATATGCATAGTCTCCCCAAGGATGAGAACCTCGGGGTGCTGCATAAGGGCGAAACGCACGCAGCCTTGCTTCAGAGGCTGAAACCGACTCTTAGCCCTAACGCATACCACGACTACCGGGTTGAGCTTAAGGGCGATGGCTACGCCACCGTGATTAACCTTTATGGCGGGCGCACCCGCTTCCCCTTTCCTGTTAGCTAAACCTAAACCCAACAAAACAAATGATGACACTAATATGCACCGGACTCGGATTCCTTATCGGAATCGTCGTAGGAGTTGTGATTCAGTCGGAGAATGGCCCTGACCGGGAGGACTTCGAATGAACCACGCCGAAGAAGCCATCCGGCTAATCACCGGGGACCGGAACGAGAGCTACGGCACCCCAGATCAGGACTTCAGCGGCATCGCCGCGATGTGGACCGGACTCCTCAACACCCGGCTCACCAGCCCCATCACCGCAGAGGATGTTCCCCTGATGATGTGTGCCTTAAAGCTTAGGAGGCAGGCACATAAGCCGAAGGACGACAATTTGATTGACGCGCACGGCTACTTGCTGTGCCTTCAATGGATGCAGACGGGCAAAAGGCCCGTCGTAGGAAACCAAAACATACCAACACACAATGAAGACTAAGAACGCGATGTATAGCCCTGCGGCCACCGCCGCCTACTTCCTCGGACGTGCCGAGACCCATCGGCTGATGGCCCAGACTGAAAGCCGGGACATCTTCCGGAAAGGCTCCCGGAAGATGATGCGGGAAAACGCTCTGCGCGCCGTCTACTGGATGAAGCAGATCGGAGGTGCGTCTTGAACTGGAAAATCACCGAGAAGAGCGAAACTCACTTCTGTGCCGAAGACCCTAATGGCTACTGGAAGGTGTACCAAAAGTGGGACGGATGTCTTGAGATCACTCGCTCAATGAATCGGCCAATTGACGAAGCGCAGGACGACGACATCTCAACGATGCACATCTGCGATTTGGATCGCTTTGTTGAGCGGCTATCCGAACTCGCCGCCCTTACGCAGACCCACCTGCCCAATACAGATGCGGCGCAGAACGCGGCGCGAGTTGTGGAGGTGAAGCCGTGAGCCCGCTAAACGAGCATAAGGATATGATCGCCATCACAGCCTACTACAAGCGTGAGGCTGAGCTGAAGGCTCAGGTGGACGACCTGCAACGGCAGTTGGACAACGCCCGCACGGACTGGCTGTGTGAAACTTGTGATGGCCGGGCCTGTGAGGGCCAGCGGCAGAGTGAGCTGATGTTCGCGGAGAACGAGGCCCTACGGGCTCAGGTCGCCGCGCTTCAGCTTCAACTTGCGAACCGAAAGGAGAAGCCGTGAGTGACACACCTAAAACCGACGCTAAAGCACAATTTTTCGGATTCAATCCAGACGAGGGCGAAGAGTTCGTGCAGGCTGATTTTGCCCGCGAACTGGAGCGCGAGAACGACCGCCTAAAAGATACGCTAAAAACCGGTGAGATGCCAGACCCGGTTTGGTCTAAGGATGATCTATGTTTTATGTACCGAAAGGCTCTTGAGGAGCGTGATGAGCTTGCCGAAAAAAACGTCGCGCTGCGGGCCGACAAGGAACGGCTGGACTGGCTTGAGAAGCATGGCGCGACCTACATTTGTAGCCGCGCCGCCATCGACGCCGCACGAAAGGAGCAGCCGTGCCAATCGTAAACGTCACCGACATCAGCAAGGATCACGTTGCTGAGGCCATTGCCCGAATGGAGATGGACATCAAGACCGTCGCCAGATCGCATAGAGGACTGAGCAGCGGATATATGAAGTTGCTGCGCGAAATTCAGTCTCTAGAAAAAGAGGCTGACACTCTGCGGCAACTGATCATTAAGGAGGGCTACATCATCACCAACTTCAATGGTGAGATGGCGCTTTGCCGCGATCCTTGGCATCAACCGAAGGAGCAGCCGTGAACGCAAAACTCGTCAGTATCACCCAACCCTCTGCTGATCTCATTCAGCAGGGAATCCTCACGGCAGACGACCTCATCGCCTACTGCGCTCGGGTCAGCAACCCCAGCAATCAGCTCAACACCGAGACGGCTCCGCGCCTCCTCGCCTACTGCATCCGGCACGGGCATTGGTCAGTCTTTGAGACTGCCTCGATGACTGTCGAGGTGGAGACCAGCCGGGCCATTGCTGCCCAGCTTCTGCGCCATCGCAGCTTCACGTTTCAAGAGTGGTCCCAAAGGTATGCAGCCAGCGGCGATTTCGAGCCCATAGAGCTACGCAGGCAAGACCTGAAGAACCGGCAGGCATCGGGAGACATCCATGAGGACCCTGATCTGGGCTGGGAGGCGCAGGAGGCGGTGAGCACCATCTTCGGCGTCTACAAGCGCCTGATTGCGGAGGGCGTGAGCAAGGAGACGGCTCGGATGGTGTTGCCTCTCTGCACCCGCACCCGGATGTATGTCACAGGAAACGTCCGAAGCTGGATTCATTATTTCGACCAGAGATGCGCGGAGCACACGCAGAAGGAGCACCGCGAACTAGCCTGCCTGATCCGTGAAATCTTCTCCAAACAATTCCCGAATGTCTTCAACGCCATTAACACAAAGAGCCCAGCTTGATGTTTTGCAATGCGGCCGACCTGCCAAGGTCAAAGCCGAGTTCGCCGCCAAACTAGAGACACAGATAAATGACCTCACAGCCTTCATCCGCGACCCCGCAGTCTTCCAACACCTCAGCGTGGCACAAATCGCCCGGCTCGACGCTATCATTACGGATTAGATTCGAGAACGCAATGAGGGCAGGAATGACCCTAAAGCAACTGAAGGACGCATTCCCGGAGGTTGACCCGAAGAACATCGCCCAGCGCATCACCACGATGGGCTATCAGCGCCACTACCTGACCAACGAAGAGTTTAAACACATCCTAAACCGCAGAAAGATCACAAATGAAACTACCACATAACGAAGAGGCTGAGAGGATTGTCCTTTCGGTCGTAATGAACGAGGGTCCTTCGGCCCTCCTAAAAGCCTTGGACTACAAGGTCACAGAGGCTTGGTTCTACAACCAGTTTGCCAAGGTGATCTGGAAACAGGTCAACGAAGCTCACATCAAGGGGATTGGACTGGAGCCGCACATCATCTGCGCGGAACTCAAGAAGTCCGACCCTGACCTCCGCAAGGTGGGCGGGATGCAGAACTTCGCTGACATCTCAGGAGCCTCGCCTACGCCCCTAGCTTTCGCTTATAGCCTAGATGCCCTGCGAGATGCGTATCAGGCGCGGGAACTGGCTGTCGTGGCCTCAGAGACCACGCAAATGGCCCTAGCGGGCAAGCCGCAGGTCGATGAGTTTGTCGCCAAGATTAGCAAAGTCCTAGCCATCAGAAACCAGACGGCTACTCAAGTGTCGCTCAAAGACGCTGCCTCACAGGTAATGGCAGACCTCGCCAAGCTCTTGTCCGGTGAGGCTGAACAAACCGGGATGACTTGGCCTTGGCCTGATATGACCAAGGAACTAGGTGCCGCGACTGGTGGCGAACTGATCGTCATCGCTGCCCGTCCGGGTGTCGGAAAGTCCTCGATGGCCCGCGACATCTGCCGCCATTTCGCGTCCCGTTATGGCGACACGTTGCTCTTTTCGCGTGAGATGCCGGTCAAGAAGGTGTGCAAGGGTTTGGCCGGAATGATGTCCGGCGTATCCGTCCGAGCAATTGAATCCCGGCAAGCCTCCCAGCACCAGATTAAGGCATTCGAGAACGCCCTGAAGGAGATCGAGGTAAACCTGTCGAAGAAGCTGCACATCTTCGACAGCGACCGGAATCCCGCTCAGATCGCCGCCCGCATCGAAGCCTGCAAGGCGTTTATGCAGGTCAAGGCTGTGGTCATCGACTATCTCCAGCTCTACGTGCCCCCGCATGGGAAGGGAGAGACGCGGGACATTGCCATTGGACAGACGACGTTGGCGTTCAAGGACCTCGCGGTCTCGATGGGAATTCCCGTGATCCTACTGGCGCAGGTGAGTCGGGAAGTGGAACGCGAGAATCGCATTCCCCGCCTCTCAGACCTCCGGGAATCGGGCAACATCGAGCAGGACGCAGATAGGGTCATCTTCATCCATCTGCCCACGGAGAACTCCGAGGGCGGCACACAGAGTCTCAACGACCAGACCGTTCAGAATCTAGAGGTTGAGATTGTGCAGGCCAAGGGCCGGGACAACGGCTGCGCCTCCATCCGAATGGTCTTCAACCGTCCCACTACCAAGTTCCAGCAACTCGCACGATGAACGGCAAAGGAGATTCGCCAAGGAATAATCACTCGGAAGCCTTTCGTACTGGCTGGGATAGGGTTTTCGGCAAAGAAAAGGCTTCCCTCCCGCAGAAGAATCCACCACAAGAGAGGCGAGATAAAGATGATAAAAATGATACCCACACGAGACGACTACGAGACGCAGCTCGCTAAGGCTGCGATGGTGATCAGCGGCTTTCTTAGCCGCTTTGAAGAACCGACCTGCCAAGAGCAGGCTGAAGTTGCCGAGATGGCGATGCTTTGGATGCAGGAAACCAACGAAATGCTAAACACAGATGAAAACGTCGGAAAAAATTGACCTGATTAGCGCAGCCCTTCTGGCTGCTCAGCGCGAGGTGGAGAATGCGTCTAAGGACGCGAAGAATCCCCACTTCAAAAACTCATACGCCAGCTTAGGCTCGGTGATTGAGGCCACCAAGGCACCGCTCAACAAAGCCGGAATCGTAGTCCTCCAGACGCTCGGAGATGGCGGGGATCGGGTGCATCTGACCACCCGCCTCCTGCACACCTCCGGGCAATGGATCGAGGACACGGCTAGCTCCCCGCTGCCCAAGGCTGACCCGCAGGGAGTCGGCTCCGCGACGACCTATCTCCGCCGCTACGCCCTCGCCGCATTCCTCTGCATCACGCAGGAAGACGACGACGGTGAGGCTGCTCGGCCCGCTAACCCTGTCATCAAGAACTACGTTCCTAAGCCCGTCCAGAAGGACGATCCTTTCTGATCCGTAACCTAAACCAACAATAATATGACCTACGACAATACCAATAAGGGCGTTCTTTTCCGCGATTCCGAGAAGGAAGAGGGTTCCAAGAAGCCTGACTACACCGGCAAGCTCAACGTGAACGGCAAGGACTACCGCCTCGCCGGATGGCTCAAGGAGGGCAAGTCTGGCGGGAAGTTCCTGTCGCTGTCCATCAGCGAGCCCCGCACCAATAAGCCGTCCTCCTCGGACGAACTCTGATGCATTGGTACACCACGGAGGGCGCGGCTGCACACACGCAGCCAACCAAGAAAGGGGCCAAGAATCCCTTCCGGGCCACCACGATTCGGGACGCGAAGGAGCAGAAGCTCCTTCCGTCCATCACCGGCATCCTGTCGGTCATCGACAATCCGGCCCTGAATCGCTGGAAGATGGGCAAGGTCGCGGAATACTGCTTCAACGCGCCTCCCATCGGAGATGAGCAGATGGACGAATACGTCGCCAATGCCCTTTCCAAGGCATTAGACGAGGTTTCGGACGCTGCCGAACTTGGCACCCGAATCCACGCCAACATCGAGGCACATCTCAAAGGGCAGCCTGTTCCTCACGATGGCATTGAGTTGGGAATGGCTATGGACGCTATCGAAAAGGTGTATTCGGAGGACCTGATCATCGCAGACTCCGAGGTGACCGTTGTTTCACAGGAGTACGGCTATGCCGGGACCACGGACCTTGCGGTGACTAAGGGTCCGCTGTGCGGGATCTTGGACTTCAAGTCCACCAAGACGCAGCCCGGCGAGCCCATCACCCCTAAATTCGGGCACATCCCCCAGATCGCGGCCTACCACGTCGCGTACTGGTGCAACGGTGGACCCATAAAGGAGAACTCCGTAGGCTACAACGTCTACATCTCCACGACGGAACCCGGACGTATCGAGGTGGTTGAATACTCAGCCGCTGAGATGCGCGAGGCGTTTGAACTGTTCTGCTCCGCAGCCCAAATCTGGAGGTACAAGAATGGCTACGATCCCCGCCGGGCTTAGCATCGGAGATTGGCAGAACATCCGTAAGTGCGTAGCAGTACGCGCAGGGATGAGCCAATCATTCAACCCCAAGACTGCCCAACAGCTCTGGAAACTCCACGACAAGCTTGCGACGTTCTCCTCTCCGAAAAGTAAGCCGAAAAAGGCAGCAAGCCCTGAAGCTCTACCGGGAGCTGAAGGCTGAGTATTTGTCAGTCAACCCGTCCTGTGAGTGCTGTCAAAAGCGGGACGCACAGGACATTCACCACAAGCTTCCCCTCGGGCGTGGGGGGAAGCTCTGTGACACTCGCATCTTTATGGCGGTCTGCCGTCCCTGCCATAACCTGATCCACGCCAATCCCAAATGGGCGGCACAACACAACTACCTATGCGAAAGCTCGAAACACTTGAAGAGCGACTGATGGAAGACCTGCTCAATGCCATTGGGTCCGAAGAAGACCCTGTTGAGCAATTCCGGGCGATGGAGCGTTATCACAAGTTCGTTCAGGCCAGAGGCGAACGCCTCCGGTCGGAGTCAGTCCTTGAAGATTGAGCACAGAGG